CAACGTCGAAGTCATCGCCCAGAACTTCGCCCTCAGCCAGTTGATCCAACAGCGTTTTCTGGCTGATCACGCCAGCGGTGTAGGTCTGCAGCAGAGCAAGAATTTCGGCGGGCTCCATTCGTGCGGCGATGAAGTCGCGATTAACAAAGCTGCTGCCAGATTGCGGCAGGCCAAGGTAATCAGCGTGATACCGCAGGCAGTTGTCGATTAGATCCTGCACCTGCTGAGCAATGACCATCATGGTGCTGTCGCCTTGGCTGCGGTCAATCCGCTTGGCCTCGGCAGTTTCGGCACTCAGCTTTTGGCCCAGCACAGCGGACAGACCCAGTTCGTTGATCTGCGCGGCGATCTGCTCAAGGCGGCGGAACTGAGCCTCAAAGCTCTTGCCACCCGGTTCGATGTACTCGGCGCGACCCTCGGCGGGGAGGGCAAGGGCTTCAGACGGGCCAGCGCTGATTTCCTCGGCGGAACTGGGGAAGCCAAACAACGCCAGCATCGGCACGGCGCTGATGTGCAGCATGTTGTCCAGATCGCTTTGGATCTGGTAGGTCTTCAGGTTCAGCTCTGCAATGTCTTCCAGCGGCGGGCGGGATTCCAGCAGGCCAGCACGGTTTGCGTAGGCAACGGCAAAGGGGATGTAATCAAGGCTGGTGGTGCCGGAAGCAATTTCAACAAAGGCGCCTTTGGTGTCGTCTTGCCGGAAAATCTGATAGGAGCCCGGACGCAGGACACGAATCTGCTCAACGTACTTTTCGCCAAACTCACCGTCGGGCACGACCACCCGCTCCATCAGGCGCAGCATGGTCAGACGTTGAGCGCCGTTGGTTACTTCAGAGCGCCACCCCAAAATATCGCGGGGCACATAAGTACACCAGTACGGGCGCAGGCTGGCCGCGTCGGTGATGTTCTGCAGTTCGTCTTCAGAGTCAGAAGGGAAATCAACTAAAACACCGGCGTGACCGTAGCGGACCATTTTTCGGGCCAGCTCGTAGACAAAAATATTCAGGTCATTGCCCTGCAGGTCTACATCAAACAGTTGTTCGCGTAGGACATCAGGCACATCGTCAAGACGGACTGGCTTGCGGGTCAACATGCCGGCCAGCATCCGCTCAAGGCGCTGGTAATACGGCGGGCAAACTGAACGGGCCAAACGGTTGTCGTAGGACTCGTCTTGTTCGCGGGGTTCCTGCGGCAGGTAACGGCGATGCTTACGCCGCATTCCGTAGGTGCCTTCCAGCAGGTCTTCAATCAATATCCAATGTGCTTCCTGTGCAGCCCAAGCGCCGTTGGGGTCTTGCACCTGCGTTGCTGTGCGCGTCAGCAGCCGGTCGTAATGCCGAAAACCGGTGTAGGTCATTCTTTGCGCCTAGCCATACACAAATTCTATGGCTCTAGGTTAGGTGTAAATAATGACTGGGCCTCCGATACCGCCACACACGGCGTTCAGCCTTACGAACAGAACCGACCCAGCGCGGGTAGTTTATTCGGCTTCGTCGGCGCGGGTGATTTCGTCTTCTAGGGCGTCGGCAGCTTCGTCAAAGCCTTCGTCGTAGAGCCACTGCTGAATGGCGGTGAGCATGGCGGAAGCGGCCTCGTTGAACTCGTAACAGGCGTCGTCAACGGTTGAGTCGAAGGCGGCTTCAAGATCGCGCCAAAGGGGTGCAGACATTGTGATGTTGCGGCGGCTTCAGGGTAGCGGTTGCATTTCGGCGTTCAATCCCAATGGTTAAAGCGACGACGGCGGCCATCCCAGCGGCTCCAGCCTTTGGCGCACTCGTAACCGTCAAAAACGCTGACCTTGGCCTTGGTTGTTTCGCCAGTGGAAATGCCGGGCAGCTCATGGCCGGAAACTGGTGATTCCTTGTTCAATAGCCCGACCGAAACATTGGTGAGGTATTCGATTTCAGCAAAGTGCGGCGTGCGGCGGATGATGCGACCAAAGCGGTTGTAAGTGCGCTCGTAGCCGTAGGACTGGTGGAGGATGTCGCCAACCTTGAGGGCGTGAATTAGTTGTTCCATGGTTATTGGCCCCCGAAGGGGCCGGACGGTCAAATGTTGTCAAAGTGGGTGTCGTCGTCAGGCTGTGTGGAAAGCAGGCGAATGTTCCACTGAAGGCATTGTTGGGCTTTTGCTGCGTCGCCCTCGGCGTTACGTGCCTTGAAGAACTCGGCCATCTTGAAGTTTTCTTGGACGGCGTAGGCGATTTCTTGGCGGGTCATGGTCTTGTGTGTGGTGGGGTCGCCCCCTGTCCCCTAATTATGGGGTATACCCCGTGGGTTTGGCAAGCACCCCAGTGGTCAGTTCACAAATCGTCAATACAGCCTGATGCCAGTGCCACGGCCAGCGTTCGCCTGAAGCGGGTTGAACTCACGCCACACCACGTACCCCAAGGCGTCAACCATGTGATCGTGGCCCGCCTCCTTATCCGGCTCGCCCTTCTCTGTCCAGCTCTGCAGCTCAAGGCATTCGATCAGCCGTCTGCAACCCTGCGCCACCGTCAGCCTGATTTCGCCTTTGCCGTTCTCCAACAGCGCCTGAACAGCAGACACCCGATCACGAACAGCAGGGTTAGACCGCCCAGATTGATTGCTAAACCCGTAGGACTCCAATATTTGTATGTCAGTCCGGGAGGCGTTGGTGGAGCGATTGCCGCCTGAGGCGTCAGGGTAAACGTAAATACGGTGATCGGGATAACGGCGTTTAATTTCTTGCGCCAATGCATCAGTGTCATGTGCGCCGCTAATTTCATCAACAATCGTGAGTCTGTTGCCATTCCTAACACCAATCACGGCAGACATATTGGCAACGTTGAAGTCAACGCCTACACGCAATGGTTCGTTACTGAAGTCATTAACGGTTGCCACTACATGCTTTGAACGATCAAACCTGTCGTACACCTGGCCGGTATTTAGGTTCACCCATTGGCCTTCAAGGTACGACTTGATTAACTGCGGCGGATAGTTCGCCATCAGGCTATCAACAAACCCGTCAGGCAGGTATGGGTTATCCATGGTGCGAGCACGGATCAGAGCCGTGTCCTCACCGGCGTTGCGGTCGAACGTATCGAATGCCCAGCCGTAACCTTCGGGCGTGGTGGCAGCGTAAAACTGCTGCACGTTGCCAGCACGAAGACGGGCCAGAGCCATTCGTGTTGCCTGCTCTGCTACCCGCTTGTTTGCCGTATCGGCCTCATCAAAGCCAATGGCGCAGAGGTTCTGACCACGTATCCGGTTCCATGTCTCCATCGTCCGCAGAAGGATGGTGTGGCTGCCCTCGGCAAAGTGCAGGGTGTATTCCGGCAGCGGGCTGACGCGGAAATTAAACGGGATCTCCCACTCTTCCAGCAGGTCATCCATGGTGCGCTGGAGGATGTCACGCAACATCGGGGCGACAGGCTCAAACAGGGCGCTGACGTGGCCGATGTTCAGAGCTGCCATGTGAACGGCCTTGGCTACGAGGCCATGGGTCTTGCCAGCACCGAACCCGCAGACGAGGGCGAGCTTGCGGTGTTGGGTGTCATCACAAAAGGCCAGTTGATGCGGCAGCAGCGTTTGCCGAATGCGATCTAAGGCCTGTTGGGCTGTTGGGCCTGAGGCTTGGCTTGACGGTGGATCAAGGAGAAAACCACCGGGAGCATTGGCAAGGAGGCTCAAGTATCAAGGCCGATAAGTTTGGCTTGAAGCTGAACGGCGTTAAGGGCGACTTGGGTTTGACCGCGCTTGTAAGCGGACTGTTCGTAGGTACGAAGGCGACCTAAGGCTTCAGCGATCCATGCGGGGCGGGTCATGGCGGCGTCTTCTTCTAGGCGAATTCTTGCGCGTTGGATGTATTCATCAGCCTGACGATTTTGCAGATTCCATTGATTCGCGCAGAACTGCACGATCTGGCCACGGGACATACCTTCGGTCAAAAGGCCGTAAATGGTGTCAACGCGGAAGTTGATTTCGGCAGCAGTTGAGCGTGCCAAGTTTGCGGAGAAAATGATACGAACAGGATAAACCCAAACCAAAGAGAATGGAAGGCCGAGCGTCTCATCTTGTGACACTTGGGACGGTTTAGGGCGAAGGTAAAGACTTTCAGGAATGTGCCCTAGGGGACTTGCCGGCGAAAAAACTCTGGCTAGTCTTCTCCCGTTGTTTCCCGGGAATTCCCGGAAGAACCCGTAAACCTCCGATGCGCCTTGAACTCCAAATTCCCGACGATCTGGCCGAAGATCTCAAGCGTTACAAGCCCAAAACCCTGACCCTGCCTATGTTCTGTGCCTATTTGCTGGAGCTA